CATCGACCGCGCCCGCGAACTGCGCACCATGATCCCGCTTGTGGGCGTCTTCGGTGGTGCGGTGGGCAACATGATCATGCCAGGCAAGCTTCGGTGCGGCAAGCTTATCCCTCTCTGCGCTGAAACCAACCACCTACTCCCTGACGCCTTCCAGGGAGATCACGAATCGGTCTGGGAATACACCCAGTCGGAGATGTACACGCGCAAGGATGACGAGAAAAACGAGCACCTGCGTCAGCTTATAAGCCCAGAGGTGAAGGGCTTCCTCGACGACCCTGCCACGCGCACATTAGAAAAAGTTAACGCCTCCGGCACGCCCCAGCAGATGATGTACTATGTGGAGACGCTCGCCGCTGGCACGCGCTTCTATTGGAAATTACAGCTTGACGACGTGACGGAAGTGGAGTTCGAGGCGTTCATCGCTACGCTGCTGGAGTTTCACAAACGCCCCTACGTGGGGGGCAAATCCGCCGTCGGGCATGGTGAGGTGTCTATCAAGTTCGACAATTGGAAGGAGCTCAATTCGGTGAAGATCGACACGGAGGAGGTAGCCATGCCACTTCTGAAGAAATATCACGCGCATCTTGAGAACAAAGCGACGGACATACGGAGCTTGCTCGGGGCGATGAACTGATGTCAGGACGAAACGACATTGCTCGGCTCCACGCCCGACTTGCACCATATCGCCACAAGGTAGCACGCTCCCGCCAAATTGTCCGCGAATGGCTCACCTTGTGCGACCACCGAGCCTGTGTGGCCTTCTCGGGAGGTAAAGACTCATCGGTAATCTTGCATCTAGTGCGCGACGAGTGCCCAGATGCCGTTGCGCTCCACAGCGACGATGAATGGCTTCTGCCAGAAACCGAGCACCTGCTACAGACAACGCCTGGTTTAGTACGCCTCGTACGGCCCCTCCATCATACGAGTTGGTTTACGGCGTGGTCTGAAGAGGAGGGTCCGAACGGCGGAAGCAAGAACCGCTGGGCTATTGAAAACAATTATATCGGCATGGCGATTGGTTTGCGCATGGAGGAAAATGCTCGGCGCAAAATCCACATCAGAAGCCGGGGGCACACTTTTCAGACCAGGACCGGCCTCTGGCAGTGTTACCCCATAGCGGACTGGTCCTGGCGAGATGTATGGGCCTACCTGGTCACCGAAAATGTGCCATACAACACCGCCTATGACGTGCTGGAGCAAATCGGCATTGCTCCAGCACGCCAGCGCATTGGACCTCTAGCCTCTGAGCGTGCGCTTGGTTATGGGCAGCTTGCTATCCTGAAGCGCGGGTGGCCCTCCCTTTACAATGATTTTGCAGCGAAATACCCCCATGCAAGAAATGACGTTTGAACCACTTCGTGTTCGCGCTCACCTCCAAGCCCCCGTTGTGGGTGACGCCTATTTACCTCTCGATGGCCTCATCTTCTATCAGATCCACCGCCACGATTTGGGCGCGGAGGTAATGACGTTGCCAGGCGAAAAGGTTGACACTGGAAATCGAAGCCGCACGCCTATGCCCTTTGAAAAGCGCCGCCCCGCCTCGGATTCGGGGCTTTCACGCCATGCATGGTACTGGGCCTCGTCTTTCGCCCAGTGGCCCGCGCATACCGCCGAGGGAAAGGATCATTGGAACAAGCGATTCGACGATCGCTATGCCGACCTCGTGGATTTCGGGAAGCGGCGCGGGAAGGTCATTACGGGCAGAGGGGATTACAAGGCGTATCACATGCCTGTTTTTTATCGCCATGCCCTCTATGTGGAGTGGTACTGCATGGCCGACAAGAGCGAACTCGAACGGTGGCTGCCCTTCTGCACACACCTGGGCAAAAAGTACAGCCAGGGATGGGGGGCCGTGCTTGGCTGGGAGGTAATGGCCTGGCCAGAGGACTGGAGCGAGCGCGGGCCGGGTGGGAAAATCATGAGAGCCCTACCGGTCACCGAGGGGGGGAGGCGCTACGGAATCCGCCCGAGCTACTGGAATCGCCGCCATCAATTCCCTTGCTTGCTGCCAACATAGCCTCTTGCGCTTCATTCGCTAAATTGATACATTAGTCTATACTATCTAGCGGCGTGAGCGACTAGTAAGCGACAGGACTCATAACCCTGTGTATGTCGGTGCAAATCCGACCGCCGCAACATACTTTGATGAAGGGCAGGGACCCCACGGAGGTTGCCTGTCGCAGAAATGAAAGCCGGGTGGCATCCGTGGAAAGTCACCCGGCACCCCTTTTACATAGCGAGGCGGCCTAACCGCAACGCAAACGCCAGTATCAGACGGCGGCATTACTCCTTAACCGGGGTGGTGCCGCCTTTTTTGTTGTACCAACTTTTTGGCGACAGCATGAAGCAGCCCGACGAAACGCTCATCGCCTTCGGCGGACCCGTCAAGGTGCTCCGCCGCACGAAGACACACGCCACAGTCGGCGGCTTTCTGGTGCGCTTCACCTCGCCGGACGACCACGACCTCGAACAGGAGTTTTTCAACGACACCACCGATTACGGCGCGGCCAAGTCGGTCGGTCTCTACTACCACCACGGGCAAGACCCGGTCGTTGGCAAGCGCCGCTTCGGAAGCGGCGAGGTGTCGGTCAAGGAGGAGGGGGATGAGGTGGGGTTGTGGATGGAGTCGCAGATCGAGCTATCCGACGCCTACGCCGAAGCCGTGCTTGAACTGGTCGAACGCGGCAAGCTGGGCTATTCCTCTGGTGCGGTCGGTCACCTTGTGGACCGCAAGGCGATGAAGAACGCGAAGGGGCAGGCGGTCAACCACATCACCCAATGGCCCATTGGTGAGGGCAGCCTGACACCCACGCCCGCCGAGCCGCGCAATCTCGTTGCCCTCAAGAGCCTGAAATCCGCAGTACAGCCCCTAACCGCCGACATCGGCGGTAAGCTTGCCAAGTACAGCATCTCCGCACAGGCGGACCACATCCGGCAGGCTTTCTACGCCGCGTTTGGCGGCTTCAACCAAAATGCCTGGACCGCCGACGTGATGGATGACGCCGTGATTGGCTACATCGGCGACAAGTATTTCCGCATCCCCTACACCGGCGGGCAGCCCGATGGCGACACGTTTACCGACGTGGCCTTTGCCACACGCGATGACTGGCAGGAGGTCGAACGACGCGAAACGTGGGAGGCCAAGCGGCTCCAGGCCCAGAGGGCCGGACACGACATCAACCTGAATATCAATATCCGAACCGACAGCAATGGACCGGGATCGGTCCATTCCCCCACCCCAGACCCAAACGCCGAGGCGGCTGACAGCAGCCGCAAAGCGACGCCAGAGGCTGACATCCTAGAGGCAGGAGCGGCGGAAGCCGACGCGCACCCTGCGACGGAGACAGCGGCGAAGCACACGGCACGCGGCGACGGGGATACGCAACCTACCACGTCAACCCAGACACGGGATACAATCATGAGTGACAAGACCAAAACAGCGGCTGACGGCAGCCGCGACGCGCAGGACGCGGCTGCTTCCGAGCAGAACGCTTCCAAGGCGCAGGACGCCCCGATGTCGCGGGCTGACTTTGACCAATTCAAGGAAGAAATCAAAGCGATGTTCAAGCCGGGCGGCAAGACCGTCAAGCCGACGCGCGACGTGGATACGGGCGCGGCGAACCTGAACCTGGAGACCGGGCGCGGCGATAGCCTCAACAAGGCCGTTGCCCACTGGTACCGGACCGGGGACGTGGGCGGCGTCAAGCACCTCCAGACGGAGGAAAGCCCCGACGGGCAGCCCATCATTACGCTCGGCGCGGACCCTGGCACGAACCAGGAATCGAAAGCATGGAAGGCGTCGAACGACACCGACATGAACATCGGCACCGAAGCGGACGGCGGCCACCTCGTCCCCGAGGGTCACTTCAACCGCATCATCGCCCGTCGGGATGAAATGATGCTCGCGGACAGGCTCGGCGTGCGCAACGTACCGGGCGTGGGAACGACGGTGCATGTGCCCCTCGACGCGGAAGCCGACGGCGAATTCGTCTCGACCAACGAGGCGGTGGACAGCGACCGCGATGCCCCGGCCATCGGTAACAAGGCGCTCACGCTGGTTGTCTACTCGAAGTACCTAGACCTCTCATATGAGCTGCTTCGGGACAATGACTCCAACCTGCTCGAATTCATCGAAGAGTGGGCCGGGCGTGGGCAGGCGAAGACCCACAACGACCTGCTCATCACCGAGGTGGGCACGAACGGCACGAGCCTGAAGACCTTCGCGGCGGTCGCTGCTATCGCCGACGGCGAACTCGAAGACATCGAGGGCAACGACGACCTGGGGGCCTACCTCGACGACAGCAACTCGGTTGCCTGGGTGATGCGCAACTCGACGCTGGCGGCGATTCGCAAGCTGCGGGCCAACTTCCGCATCTACGGCGACCAGGGTTCCGGCGGGCCGGGCGCGGGCTCCGGGCGTGAACTGCTCGAATACCCGGTGCACCGCTCGAACAAGGCCGCCGCGATGGGGGCTTCTGCCAAGAGCGTGTACTTCGGCAACTGGTTCTACGTCGGGATGCGTAACCCCGATGGCGTCCAGTTCCTGCGCGACCCGTACTCCGTTGCCGTGAAGCGCCAGATTCGCCTGCACTACTACTTTTCGGCGGTCTACGGCGTCTTGCAGGCCGAAGCCATTGGCTACGGCGTCCACGCCGCGACCTAAGCCTGAGTCGCCATGAAGGTGCGCTGCATCACATCGTTTGCCGGGTACGGCTTCAGCCACGCCGAGGGGGAGGTGTTCGAGCTTCCCCCTGGCGTGGACTGGCTCCGTGCGGGCTTCGTCGTGCCGGTCGCACCCTCGAAGCCCGAAGCCTTGGCTCAGGCCAGAAAGCCCACCGACAAGCCCTACGGCCTGAAAGAGGGACGGATGGTCGTCCCCCGCTACACAGTGGAGACGCGCGGGCGCTGGGCCTATGTCATCGGTCCCGACGGCGTGCAGGTGAACGAGACGGGCATGACGAAGGCCGAGGCGGAAGCGGAGGCTAAGCGGCTAAACAGCGGAGGCACCTGATGCGCTACGAAGTGACGACGGCCCCCACAGTGGAGCCGGTCGCGGTGGAAGAGGCCAAAGAACATTTGCGCCTCACGCACGACGAGCACGACAAGTACATCAGCGAACTCGTCAGGGCGGCGCGCGAAGAGATGGAGCGCTACACCGGGCGCGCCTTTTTGCAGCAGACCATCACGCTATGGCTCGACGCCAGCGACCTGAAAGGCTACGGCGACGGCGTGATCTGGCTACCGAAGCCGCCCTTCCTTGCCATAACCAGCGTCACCGGCTATGACGACGACGACGACGCGGCCCTCGTGCCTACGGGCAATTACTACACCGTAGGTACGGACCCGGCGAAGCTCTTTGAAGACCTGGATACGACGGGGTTTGCCGCAGCCGACCGGCGGCGCGATGCGCTCAAGGTCGTCTACACGGCGGGCTATGGCACCGTGCGCAGCAGCGTACCGTGGCCGCTCCGTCAGGCCATTCGCGTGCGCGTCGCAGACCTCTACTACGGCGGCACGTCGGCCCTTCAGGGGACGGTTCGAAGCGGACCTCTGCCAGGAAACTGGCAGGAGCTTGCCGTCGGCTTCCGCTACGGCTACCTCTGTTGAATCGTAGAACGTGTCATGGCACCCGGATATTTCTCCACACGCATGATTGCACAGACCAAGAGTATCGCCTTGGATCCCGCCACAGGACAGCAGAGCGCCGTGTGGACCGACGCCCAGACGTTTTGGGGGCAGGTCGTGCCGATGACCGCCCACGAAATCAAGCGCGCCATGCAGTACGACGGCGTGCAGCGTATTGAGATCCGCGCGAACTACTCGGCCACGCGCGGCGCGCTCACGGCGAAAGACCGCATCAACGAGGCCGAGACGAACCGGATTTACCAGCTCGTGGGGCAGCCCATGAAGCAGGACAATCGGCGCTATCTGCTCACCTTCATTTGCGAAGAAGCCGCCGGGGAGGAGGTATGACGAACGTTTCCGTGGGCTTTACCGACCAGAGCATCAACGCGCTGCTCAAGAATATCAAGTGGTACGAGGCAGAGGTGGAGAAGCGTGCTACTCGCGTCGTTGCCCGCTTCGCCTTAAAAATTGAACGTGACGCCAAACGTAACGCGCCCGTCGATACCGGCAGGCTGCGCGCCGAGATACACCACATTCTGCAAGGGCTCGCCGCCGCTGTGATTTCGTCGGTCGATTACAGCGTAGCCGTCCACGAAGGTACGAGCCGGATGGCCGGGCGCCCCTACCTCTTGAACGCTTTTGAATCGAACCGAAAAGCCTTCCACGACGACCTGATTGTAGCCATCAACGGGGCTGCCAAAGACCTATGACGAGCGCCGCCAAACCCCTGCTCGCTGCCATGCGCACCATCGCCGAGGCCGCTCTGTCGGCGGCGGGCGTGTCGTCTGCGTCTACCCGCGTCGTCTTGACCCCGTCCGGGAGTCAGGCGAAGCCTTTTGTGGTGGTGGACATCGACAGCGAGACGCTGGGCGTGCTTTCGACCAAGGAGGCGCAGGAGCCCTCCTGCACGGTGGGCTTCCACGTCTACGGCACGAACTACGGGCAGGTGCTCGACATCGCCGCC